GACAACCGGCAAAAGACCGGCAACCAGTACGACAATGATGGCAATCCGCAAGATTACGCGTTGCCCGATATTTTTAACCAAATCAAGAACGGAATGACATGATACGCATCACGCAAGACGAATCAAACATTCGGGAATGGTTCAAGAACAAGGAAACCGACACGATATGGTGGACGACATCCCCATATAAGGGTGAATTCTTATTCTCATTCGACAAACTGAAAATTTACAATTTATTCCAAGATTATCCTTGGAAATTAAGTAAAAAGGAACAAGGCATCTTTGCAAAGGAAAAACCATTTTGGCGGCGTTTCTTTGCAGACCGATTCAAAAAATAAGAATGGCGGGATTCCCGCCATTTCTTATTACATCGCATGTCCACTTTTGCTTGTCACCCTATTTTCGGTTGCGGTGTTGATGTATCCCATCATTTCTTGAAAACCAGTACATTTCGGGAACAATGTCACATCAATCAATTGTGCAATTTGACGACCCCTTGCGCCAAAACGACTTGCAAATGCCGCCGCATTAAGTTTTTTCCACCCGCAATCTTTCAAGTCCGGGTTCTGCAATTCAAGATATTGGAATTCGTTTCCAACCCTACGGACAATTGCGGCGTGCGCACCAATTGCAAGATAATATTGGTGTCCCTCGGTCGTCATTTTCATTGCTTCGACACCGGACATTATTTGATTTATACCGCCACATGCATCGCATATTTTGGATATATTCCATCCATCCGAAAAGTATTTTTGACTATTGCCGCCACGAAAGTCATTTACATCAAATCCACCTTTATTCGCGGCGTATGAAAACGCAAGTGATGAACAACAACCCAGTATATCACCGCCATGCAACTTATCGATTATTTCATCATCGGTCGGTTGCGTGTCGTATTTTTCCACCTTGCGGAATTCAACACCTTTTGCCGTTAATTCGTTGACATTCATTTTTAATCCAAGTTCGGTTTTTTCAACCTCATATATTGTTTTCTTGATGTCGTCCGCGATATTGCATGCCGGTCGTTCCGGTGTCATTTGCTCATTCACCAATGATTTCAATTTCGTCAAATCTGCATTCGGGAATTTTTGCATTGCGGCATTTGCATCGGTAATCGCATTGTTATATCGTGTTTTTACTGCGTCAACTTGCCTTTGAATTTCACTTGGTCTTGCTGACCCATTTGTCACCGAAAATACAAGTGATTTGAATTCCGGGTATTTCATTGCGTCCTTTTCGGCATACGCATCCCGCAATAATTGTACTTTATCGGTTGTGCTTGATTTGCCAATCCATTTTCCCGCATCGACACACGCGGCGGCGAATGCTTCAATTCCATCTTTGGCAATTGTTCTTGCCTTTTCTATTTCGGATTTCAAGATGGCATCAATACGGTTATATTCCGATTCCAGTTCATCCAATCTTGTGTAATCGCGCGCCAATCTTGCATCGACAAATTTGCGTAACCATTCATCACCGGCGGGAATATTATAATAACGACACGCAAATATCCATTCATCATCGGCATCCTTTTCCGTTACAAATTTGTCCCACCGCGCCTTTTTCATTTCCTCGGTTTCTTCTTTGACTGGTTTTGTTTCAACCGGTGTTTCGACCGCCTTGGACTGCATTGCCGCCGGTTTCAATCCCTTTGCCAGTTCGCCATCAACGAAATTGTCCTTGACGAAATACGGAACGGATTTCCAGTTCTTCGATGCATCCTTGTTGTCGTCAACCCATGATTTGAATCCGTCCGGAACATCGGTGATTTCGCCCTTGACCGCCAATTTCTTGTATTCCGTCCCATGCAATGCCGATTTAAGGTCGGACAATTCTTGCGCATCGAATTCATCATCGGTGACAAGAATCGGTGTCGCGTAACACATGCATTGCGGATGCCAACCTTTGAACTTGAATGTCTTTGGGTATTTGCCTTGTAACCGTTCACACATTTTGCATTCACACAACGGTTCATGGTTGGAACGATGTATTTCTATGCCGATGACGAAATCCAATTGTTGCCACCGCAAATAATCACTTTCACGATACGCCATGTTGATTTCCGACCGGGTCAAACGCATCGCGTTTTTGTAACTGGAACGGTACACACCTTGTCCGGGATGAAATGCACGCGCATTCTTGGATAATACAAGGTTTCCGCGCTTGTCCCGGACGCGGCGGAATAACCGGTTCGGGTCTTTTAGGTTTTGACGGACATCGCGTGACAATTCGTCCGCGCTTCGTCCCTCACCAAGTCCGACATCGATGCATTGTTCGATTTGGTCTTTGAATTGACCGGCATATTTCCATACGCGTTGCGACAAGTTCATGCCATCGACCTTGCGTGACTGGAACGCGGACAACGCATCCAAATTCTTGTCTTGCATCGTCTGCAACCGCTTCTTTGACACCTTGGATGTCGTCATGATGGAATCCAAGAACGCGTCACCTTTCCGGGTTGCTGACAACCATTCTTTGCGCGACCCCTTTTCAATGGTCATCGTCATAGTGTTTGCCATGTCTGCGACCGCCTTGTCAACCTCGCGTTGTATTGCCGGATAATCGGCGAATGAAAATGGTTTGTCGGTGTCAATGGTCTTTCCGGCAACCATGCGCGAAATGTCATTGGTTGTCGCCACCATGATGCGTTGAACCGCATTGGCGTACTGGTTGGTCGTCTTGTAATGCGCCGCATCCCATCCCTTGATTGAAAAAACGGCGACTTTTCTTTTCGAACTGGTGGTTGACTTTGCCATTATTCTTTCACATAAAGACTGCAACAACAATGGTCATCATCCCGGTATGCCTTACATGGACAAATGTCGTCATCCGTACCGGAATAAGGATTGTGACATGGACAATGACCGCCACATCTTTCGACACCTTTCGTTATCGCGTTGACAACCTTTTCATTTGGGTTCAGTTTCCACCCATCTTTCACAAGTATTTCCATGATGGTTCTTATTTTGCCCGGATTGCCGGATAATTCGCCGTTTTTCGCGCGTTCATCGGTTCGGACATGTAATTTATCGTCTTGACCAACAAACGCGCTGAAATGGCTTGTTTTTAATTATGCGTCCACCGGTTCACCGGCTTCAAAGTAATTTTCGGATTCTTGTTCCTTTGCGATTTCTTCAAAATCGGCTTCCGGGTCAACTGACAATGATGCCGCCTTGACGGATGCGCGATGTGAAATCAATGGTTTGTTGCCATTCGCCGCCAACCACTTGTTGATTTCATCGGTGTCGGATTTCAGCATGTAAGGAACGATTTTCGGTTCGATGTCCAGTACATCGATGTCGTTTTCCCATGCGATGTTCATCTTTGCCAAATATGCCTTGATGATGTTGGCGCGTCTTTGCAGATATTCATCAAGGATTTCGCGCTTGTCTTGGACTTTCAAGTGCGCGTCCATGAACATCAATTGCAATGCGATACCGGACACATTCAACCCCTTGACCGCATCGAATGAAATATCCGGTGTCTGCGTGATGGTATAAATCATTTTCAAAAGGGTTTCGATTTCCAGTTTGACCGATTCCGGTGCGCTTTGCCATGAAACATACTGCATGGTTGCACCATCTTCGCCCTCGATGACCGCGCCGGATTCACCCTTTTTCGACCATCCGTTGATTTGTCCGGTCACAAAGATTTTCGGTGATGCATGGTAATCGTTGGTGTCCGCAAAATTGGACAAAAGGAATTCAAGACGGTCAACAAGTCCGTTGATGTCCTCGGTTTCGAACTTGTATTGATGTCCGTACACGACCGGAATTTTGCCGATGGCGTTCTTTTTCGGGTATCCCTCGCACAACTGCATTCCATCGCTTCCAGTTTCCCAAATGCAATGTTCTTCATCGGTGAATGTTTCAAAGTACGAAATCGTCTTGATTCCGTTATCCTTGCGGGTATATTCACGCGAAAACGCGACCATATCACCGGTTGCATCGAAATAGGGATACAATGTGTCGCCAAATGCCGGTGACCAAAGGACGCAACGCAACTTGTACGGCGAATCAAATCCGTATATGTTGATATTCTTGTCCG